CGCCTGGATTGAGGGCAGGACAGAAGGCATGGAACGCCTGGGCATACCCAAAGACACCATCGAAAAGATCTGCTGGAACCCGGATCCAAAATGGGGCTGGCAGAACGAAGATGACAAAATCTGCATCTGGATGGAGCAGCGAACCAGCAAAACCCTGGATGTGGACGGCGTAAGCTGGACAATCTCCGGGAAGTTCGACGCGGTCGTAGACGGCACCGTAGAGGACGTCAAGACCACCAAGACCTTCAACTGGATCAAAGGATCCAACGACGACAAGTATGCGCTGCAAGGCAGCATCTATCGCTGGCTGAATCCTGAAATCATCACCGGTGACTTCATCAATATCCTGATGATCTTCACCGATTGGTCTGAGTATAAGGCCAAGGCTGATCCGACGTATCCGCAGAAGCGTGTGATCGTCCGCAAGCTCCCACTGCTCTCCATTGAAGAGACCGAGAGCTATGTCATGGAACGACTCCGCCTGCTGAACCGGTATCTGGACAAGCCTGAAAGCGAATTGCCGGCCTGTACCCCGGATGAACTATGGATGGATCCACCCAAGTGGGCCTACTACAAGGATAGGACCAAACTCACCAGAGCCACCAAGCTGTTCGATACAGCTGCAGAGGCCAACACCCGACTGGCCCAAGACGGAAATAAGGGAACCATCGTCAAACGCGACATGGAGCCAAAGTTCTGCAAGTACTGTCCGGCACTGCCCGTCTGTACGCAGGCTGAAGGCTACATCAACCAAGGGATACTCAAGATATGACCGACCTACTCATAACTGTTAGCGACGAAAACAGGAATGTGTGCCTAGTACTCGAAATTTATGAGGATGGCTCAGATTCGGAAGCTCTCGACACTATTCGAGAAGCCCTTGGCGAAAAGTTTGAAAGTATATCGGAGCACATGCTATGAGCCACCTAGACAAGTATCAGAACCTCACATTCCATCCTACGATGGAAAGGGTCGTGGATATCCTGAGAAAGAAAACTCAGAACCAGAACCCAATGTTCTTCCGTCTGGTCGTGTCCTATTTCTTCGCCAAAGTCGCAAGCATGATGCGCACTCACGTTGTCCTGGCCGATGATCAGGTCATCCCAGTCAACATGTACGCCATCAATCTGGCTCCGTCAGGTTCCGGCAAAGGCCATTCCATCAACATCATGGAAGAGAATGTCATTGCTGGATTCCGCAAGCGATTCCTGGAAGATACTTTCCCGGCGAAAGCAGACGCACGGATCAAGAAGATCGCCGTCCGCCGAGCACAAAGAGACCAGGAAGATCCTGAGGACGTTCTGGAACGCACACGACTCGAGTTCGAAGAGCAAGGCGTATTGCTGTTCAGCTTCGATAGCGGTACCAGCGCTGCGATTAAGCAGATGCGTACCAAGCTGCTAATGGCACAGGCCGGCTCGATGAATCTCGAGATGGATGAAATTGGATCCAACTTCACCGGTAATACGGAGCTGCTGAATGCATATCTGGAGCTATTCGACACGGGTAAGATCAAGCAAAAGCTGATCAAGAACACCCGAGACAACGTACGCTCCGAGGATCTGTATGGCGCAACTCCGACCAACATGCTCCTATTCGGCACGCCTGTGAAGCTGCTCAATGGAGCCAAGACCGAGGATGAGTTCTTCGACTTCCTCGAGATTGGATATGCTCGCCGCTGTTTCTTTGCATACAGCCGCTGGCGCCAAGCAGCCAAGAACCAGACTGCTCAGGACATGTACAACATCTACCATGATCCAAAGTCAAACGCCTATCTCGCCCAGCTGAATGACCAATTGATGAAGCTGGCAGATCCCACTCAGTTCCATCAGCGCATCAAGTTCCGCCAGGACACTCTGATGAAGCTGTATGAGTACAGGATCGCCTGCCAGAACGCTTCTGACCAGCTGTCCGAGTTCAGCGAAACCCAACGTAGTGAGATTGCTCACCGGTATTTCAAGGTGGCCAAGCTCGCCGCGGTCTATGCATTCATCGATCGCAACACCTACGTTACGGATGACAACCTGGAGCACGCCATTGCAATGGCCGAGTACTCCGGGAGTGCTTTCAACGAGCTGCTCGAGAGAGATCCGCCTTATGCGAAGCTCGCTCACTACATCTGCTCTAACAACGGTAAGGAATTCACTCAGCCTGATCTGATTGAAGCTCTGCCGTTCTACAAGGGCAGCGAGACAGCACGTCGGGAAATGATGACGCATGCCACAGCCCACGGCTACAAGAATGGTATGTACATCAAGACCGATATCGTGGACGGCATTCAGTTCATCTCCGGCAAAAAGGTCGAAGAGACCAATCTGGATAAGGTGAGAGGCTCTGCATCCAATCGCATCACTGAAGGCTACAACGCTTTTGAAGTTCCCTTCACTGTGATGCACAAGATGGTCACAAAGGCCGGCTTCCACTGGGTCAACCATGCCTTAAAGAAAGGCTATCGTGACGAGGAACACGTGATCCCTGGGTGCAACATGATTGTCTTAGACGTGGAGAATTCCGTGGACATCCCGACAGCTCAACTGCTGCTCCAGGATTACACGTATCTGATCCACACCACCAAGAGGCACACCGACAAAGCACACCGCTTCCGGATCATCATGCCGATCTCTCACGAGGTCGAACTTGATGCGAAGGAATACCGTGAATTCATGAAGAACATCTACGCTTGGCTGCCCTTCGAGGTCGATACTGCGACCCACGATAGATGCCGTAAGTGGATGACTTGTAACGGAAAACACTGGTATAATAAGGGTGATTTGTTGGACGCACTCGCCTTTGTGCCAAAGACAAAGAAGGCCGAGGACCGGAAGAAAATCCTGGCAGGACAGACCAATCTGTCTGCTCTGGAGCGTTGGGCTTTGAACCAAGTCGAGGACGGAAACCGAAATCACACACTCGCTCGTCATGCATTCACTCTCGTGGAAATGGGTTACTCCCTGGAAGACATCACCACGAAAGTAATGGACCTGAACAGCAAGTTCGATGATCCCCTCGACGAATCAGAGATCCACCGCACGATTCTGGTAACCGTCAGTAAACGCATAGCAACGAGGAACAGCTAATGAGTCAAGGAGTAAATAACAATCTTGTCCTGATCGTAGGCAAGTCAGGCTCAGGCAAATCTGCCAGCCTGCGCAACCTGAAAGACCCAAAGGGTGTGATCTACCTGAACTGCGAATCTGGCAAGGAACTCCCGTTCGCTGCCAAGTTCAAGCAACAGAAGATCACTGACCCGCGGCAAGTCCCTGCAATCATTGAGCAGGCCGAGGAGCACGCCAACATCCACACGATTGTCATTGACACACTGACATTCATGATGGACATGTTCGAGTCCAATCTCGTACTGAAGTCCAAAAACAAGATGGAAGGCTGGTCGAACTATGCTCAGTTCTGGAAAGGTCTCATGCAACAGTCCGTAGCCAAGTCCAGCAAGAACATCATCATGCTGGCTCACACTATGGACGTGCTGAACGAGTCCGAAGGTGTCATGGAAACCCTGGTCAAGGTAAAAGGGTCTATCATGAACCAAGGTATCGAAGCTTACTTCTGTAACGTGATAGCCTGCAAGAAAGTCTCGCTCAATGTCTTGGACAAGTACGAGTCCGATCTTCTGGAAATCACACCAGAGGAAGAAGCCCTGGGCTTCAAGTACGTCTACCAAACCAAGCTGACCAAAGAGACCGTTCACGAGCGTCTCCGCGGCCCGCTGGGACTGTGGACTACCAACGAGACGTTCATCGACAACGACGCACAGCTGGTTCTGGATCGTCTCCATGAGTATTACGGAGATGACGATGCCTAAGTACCGTGTTCGTATGACTCGTGATTGCTCACAGTCAGTCGATATCGAAGTCGAGGCCCGCACTCCAGAGGGCGCCGAAGAAAAGGCCTACCAGGAAGCCCGTGAAAACTGGGATCTTCCCTGGGAGGACGATGATTACGTGGGCAAGCCTTACTGCCCCGATAGAGACATGGATATCGAACGTCTCTAACCTTCCACCTGCCTCCGGCAGGTTAACCGAACTCCGTGAGGAGTGATCACTACTCTCAACAGCAACGAGGTAAGTACTATGAGCATTAACCAACTCGCAATTGGCGCCGATGTCGAACAGGGAAATCCTGATTCCCTCGGCGGCGGATACACCAAGAAGACCGGACTGTATCCGTGCACCATCGACATGGCTTACATGGACAAGTCGAAGGGTGGCGCCCTGAGCCTGAACCTTCACCTGAAGGTGGCCTCAGATCAGTCGATCATTCGGCAGACTCTGTGGGTCACATCCGGTGATGCCAAGGGCAACAAGAACTACTACGTGAACCAGAACGGCAAGAAGTTCCTGCTGCCTGGTATGCAACTGGCTGACCAGATCGCCCGCATTGCGGCCGGCTGCCCGATGTCAGAGTGCAACGTAGAGTCCAAGACTGTGAAGCTCTGGGATCGTGACGCAGGCGCTGAAAAGCCCCGCGAGGTTCCGGTAGTCACCAGTCTCCTGGGTCAGCCGATCCTGGTCGGTCTCATGAAGCACCGTGAGAACCGCAACGTCAACGACGGCAGCGGCAATTACGTTCCGTCCAAGGAAGAGCGGATCTACAACGAGATCGACAAGGTCTTCCACTCGGATGGCTTCTCTGTAACGGAGAAGGAAGCCGAAGCCGAAGAGGCCAAGTTCCACCAGCAGTGGGCTGCCAAGTATCCTGAAGACTACGTTGAGGATAACTACGATCCCAACGTGGCAGG